CGTATTTTTATTGTTTTTAAGTTTCGGTCGCCTTTCATAGGTTTGGGTTCCTACAAAAGTTAGAACGCCTTTATAAACTTAAAAATATTGATCACTCCCAAAAGAAAGTGGTACAATATAATTATCATCCATATAAACGGACAGTAAGTAATTTTTTGATAATTTAACATAAGGAACCGCATAAGAATTCACACGTTCGTAAAAATCTTGTAATAGAAAGTCTCTCTCTGGGTGTAAATAAAACTCTCTTTGTGCTGCATTTATTTTGTCCTTCAATACTGTACTTTGATCTTTAGTACAATCGTAATAAGATAAAGTGTTACAAATAACCCGTAGCTCTAATGGACAAACGATACGTTTAAGTAAATTATGGTATCTAAACGATCTTTTAAGAAATGTCACTTCTTCTATACTCTGAAACGGTTCCGTTATCGGTTTTTTCACAGAATCAGTGAATCCCATATTCACACTTTCGAAAAAATCTTTCATACTTATAGCATTCAAAGTGTCGTGGTGTTTTTTAATAACATTTAACTTATCATCTCCGTATACAAAGTCGTCTACACTTTCCCAAAAATCATTTACTGATGGTTTCTTAACATTTCTATAATACCATATGGCAGTGTATAATTTGTTAACCAAGCTATTCATAATGGCGGTCAAATACGATCCTGATGGCATAGAATGCGTCGTCAATAACGTGTCCTTACCAACTACCACTAAAGAATTAGTTAAAGTACTGGCTAAAGCCGTTACCAAATTTTTATCTTGAGTTACGCAATTAGCTACAAGTTTATCCGCTACTAATTGCTGTATTTCAGCATTCATACTACCATCCCAATTCTTAATGTCTCCTGCAAATACTTTTCCAGAAATTAATGATTGGTATATGACCGGCCATTCTTTAATGGGATTACAACCAACCATAATCTTATTAAAATCTCTGTTTTTCATTATGTGTTCTACAAACCTACCAAAATACTTTTTCATTAAATATTGTTGAGTTAAGGTACCAATTCTAAAACTTCTAGGAACCCCTTCTTTTTCTTCGTTCCTAATTTCATCTTTCAAACATTCTACCCAAATCAAATGCTTCCAATCTACTACTCCTTCTTTAGCTTGATTCTCAATATCTAATAGCACTTCTTTAAATAAATCAGTACAACGGCCACTCTCAAAATCTATATAGGCGGCCTTGTCTGTTAGCATTAAAAACCCGTTAGACGAATCCTTGTTTAAACCAGCCAACAACTCAGTACCTTTAATTATTTCCGACTCAGTCAAGGGTTCGAATGTATCCATCATAGAATCTAAAACTTGGCTACAAAATTTCAGCTCTTTTTCAGCCAAAGATTTGCACGGTGTAAAAGACTTCTTGCTAACTTCCTTTAAAGTATTTTTTCCAAACTTATTCAAATCAGCAGGAAATCTATCAACAGGATATATACCATACAACGCAGATTGGGCTAAATTTGAAGAAACGGGTGAATAAGACATCAATCCAGTATCATAGAAACGAATAACACTCGTATTCTCCTTCTCCACTTCGGAAAATTTAAAATTAAGAGGTATCAATGGCTTATCTCGCTGCATTAGAGTCTGTAAATCTTGCAAAACTTCTTTGCTGAATATACTAGCGACCCCAAAATTCTTGGCTACATGTCCTGCCACGTGAATTCCTAATATACCTCTAACGGTAGAAAATACTACAGATCCACACAAGCCAAATTTTTGGTAATCGTATTTCATATATTCGGGTTTAGTAGTTCTATTCAACACCTGTTGACCAAAGTTAAAAGAATAATTAACTACATGACCATAATCACAATAAGTATTCAACTTCCTAAATCCTTCACCTGATATCAAATATACTGCCTCTTTAGTATTTGAATCTTTATTAATCCAATTTCCTAAGTTCTTAAAAGGATTAGGAAAAGAATCCGGCAACGAAAATACAGTTAAATCATACTCGTCTTTTCTATACACCAACTTTATCTCTGTATATTCCAACCATACTATATTTTTTCCTTTATTTCTGTAAATTTTTATTTTAATATTGTCATTCGGAGTTAAATGAGAAGGCAATAAAATCAATCGACCAGACACAACGCAATTACATCCAACTTCTGTGTCGTTGTCCTTTAAATTGCATTCAAACACGTTGTTTAACATCATGGATATAGACGTGTGTTCACCGCTTGTATCACTATTAAAATCTCCTTGACCTTCTAGAACTTCATTATTACTGCGCTTGGTTAAATAAAAAATTATAGAAAATATTAACGCCATTCCGACAAAAGACAAAATCCAACCCAAGTATTGTTTACATGAAGATAAACCTGATGCATATAAAGCTGCAAAATCAAATGATTTCAACTCTTCAAACATAGCTTTAATCTCACTCTCAAAACAACACATAACTAACCTGCCTATAGCAGCGCTGATCCAAAAAGAACTTCCAGAAAATACTGTAGCGCAAGAAGCTAAAGATGAATCTAAAAATCCTTGAGGTTCTATATAAGTATCATGGAATTCGTCAGATATCAG